AACGGGCTGAAAACGGGCAATTCTGTTCGGTTTGTTCCGGTTCGTTCGAAATGAACGTGCTACATTGATACCATCAGAAAAGCGTCGGAGAACAGAACCGGCGCTTTGTTTATCTATGAAGACAGAACATGATCCCTTTTATGACACGGCACGGTGGAAGCATCTCCGGGCCAGAGTGCTGAGGCGGGACGGTTACGTCTGCCAGCTGACCAAACGGATCAAGCTGGTGCCGAAGCAGGCGCAAGTCGTGCACCACATCTTTCCGCGGGAATACTTTCCGGAGTACCAGTGGGAGAGCTGGAACCTGATCTCACTCACGAAGGAGATGCACAACAGCCTGCACGATCGGACGACGGATCGTCTCACGTTCGACGGAATCGCACTGCTGCGAAGAACAGCACGAAAGATGCGCATCGAGAATGTGGATGAACTGATCCGGCGCATGGACTAAGCCCCCCGGTGCAAAAAATCCCAGAGGACCGCGAGCCCACTGCGCAGGGTGGCCCTGTATAAATACGGCGATATTGGTCGGATTTCCCCCAAATCCGGCCATTTTCATATTAGAAGGGAGGAACTCTGATTGAAAAAGTCAGATTGGAAGCGCGAGATCGTCAAAAAATGCAAATCTGTCGGCACTTTCCGAGACGAGTTCCTGCCGGCAATCAATACACTGTGCGACATTCTGGAGGAACGTGACCGAGTGCGAAAGCAATACATCGCAGAAGGTGCGCAGCCGGTGGTTATAAAGACATCTGACAGAGGTGCACAGAACACAGCTAAGAATCCTCTGCTATCCATGTGGGAGGATTTGAACCGTGATGCTCTCTCTTATTGGCGTGATCTCGGTCTCACTCCGGCTGGTCTGAAGGCTCTGGACAAGGATGCCATGAAGCCAAAAACAAAGTCAGCACTCTCCGGATTGCTCGATGACTGAGTCTAAGTATTTTCGGACAGTATATGATTACGCATTTGCACAGGCGAACGGCCAGCAGATCCGGGGAAACAATAAACGAGAGTGCAGAAGATTCCTCGCGGATCTAAAAAGAAACGACATCGAACTCAGGACGAAAGATCCTGATTTTGTAATCAAGGTCATCCAGAATTTCATGGTTCATCGGCAAGGCGAAAGCCTAAGCGGTGAGCCGTTGACAAACAAACCGCTGATCCTTGAGCCGTGGCAATTATTCATTGTCTACAACCTGGTCGGCTGGTACTGGAAGGGAACCAAGCGCAGGAGGTTTACGGAAGCGTTCATATTTGTGCCGAGAAAACAGGGAAAAACGGCCTTTGCAGCAGCTCTCGCTTTTGGCTTGGGATTGCTCGAAAGAAAATCTGGATCTCGGGTCCTCATTGCGGCGGCCGCGCTGAAACAATCTCTGGAAGCGTTCGATGATCTTGTCTATTCAGTGAAGTATCGAGGACTGGATAAAGAACCGATATGCAAGCTGAACAACAGCTATGCAGAGCATGCAATCACAATCAACTTTGAAAAAGACGGAAAGCCGAACGGATCACTAAGAATCGAAGCCCTGGCGTCCAACCCGGACGCGCAGGACTCATTCAACTGCAACATTGCAATTCTTGACGAGATCCACGCGTTCCGAAAACCTGCGCAGTACAACCGATTTAAGGAAGCGCAAAAAGCCTACACGAACAAGCTGACGATCGGCATCACCACAGCCGGAGACAACGCCAATAGTTTCGGCTATCGCCGCTTGGAATATGCCGAGAAGATTCTGGACGGATCTGTGACCGATGACTCTCTGTTTTGTTTCGTCTCACACGCTGACAAAGACGAAAAAGGGAATGTTGATTTTCTGGACCCGATTCAGCATGAGAAAGCAAATCCGAATTACGGAGTGACGATCAGGCCAGAGGACATCATGGCAGACGCACAGCAGGCGCTGAACGATCCACAGCAGCGGAAGGACTTCCTCAGCCGGTCGCTGAACATTTACACGACCGCGCTGAAGTCGTGGTTCGACATTAACGAGTTCCGCAGGTCAGACGGCCGATACAACTGGACGCTGCAGGAGCTGGCAAGACTGCCGATGAAGTGGTATGGAGGCGTGGACCTTTCCCGGATGTACGACCTGACGGCCGCGTGCCTTTATGGTCACTATGATGCCGAGGACGTGGACATCGTCATCACGCATGCCTTTTTTCCAATCACCATGGCAGCGCGGAAGGCGGACGAAGACAACATTCCGCTGTTTGGCTGGCAGGATGATGGCTGGCTGACGATGTGCAACAATCCGACCATAAACGCGTCGGACGTGGTCGACTGGTTTCTCCAGATGCGGGCGATGGGATTCAAAATCCAGGAAGTCGGGCATGACCGGAAATTTGCGCGAGAGTATTACACCGAGATGAAGACGCAGAAGTTCCGCGTCGTGGATCAACCGCAGTACTTTTACGTGAAGAGCGAAGGCTTCCGGCACATCGAGAAGGCCGCGAAGGACGGGAAATTGTATTACTTGCACTCGGATGCTTATGAATACTGCGTGCAGAACGTTCACGCAATCGAAAAAACAGACGACATGGTGCAGTACGAAAAAGTCGAACCGCAGAGCAGGATCGACTTGTTCGACGCGTCCGTGTTTGCTTGTGTCAGATATCTTTCAAATATGGAGCGCCAACGGAAGGCAGCGGAATGGTGGGATTAAGTGATGAAGAAAAGAAAGAGAAATAACAGGAACGCAGGATCTGCAGGAACGCTGCCGAAGCTGAGCAGCGGCGTGGCTTTTCTCTGCAGCCAGGAATCTTACGACATGCTCTGCACTGAGAGTTACACGCGGCTGGACAGAGTGCCGGCCATTGTGACAGCGTGCAGAAAGATCGCCGAAGTCATCGGCATGATGACCATTTACCTGATGGAGAACACCGACGACGGAGACGTCCGGATACAGAATGAGCTGAGTCGGAAGATCGACATTGATCCGTGCTCAACCATGACCAGGTCGCAGTTCATCGAGTACATCGTGATGAACATGCTGCTGTACGGCAAGGGAAACGCCATCGTGCGGGTGAAGACCAGAGCCGGACTGCTGAGAGATCTGCAGCCGATCCCGCCTGGACGCTGGGAACTGATCCCGGACGTGACCGGATACAACTACACTGTGAATATTGACGGCGTGAATTATGATCCGGATGAGGTCCTGCATTTCGTTTACAATCCGGATAAAAACTATCCATGGCGCGGACAAGGCGTGACCGTTTCACTTCGGGATCTCGCCGAGTGTTTAGGACAGGCACAGAAGACCGAGAAAGGCTTCATGGCCAGCGAATGGAAACCAAGCATCATCGTAAAGGCAGACGGTCTGGTCGACCAGTTCGCAACGAAGGAAGGTCGGTCCAAGCTGATCCAGGAATATCTCGAGACGAGCCGCGTCGGCGAGCCCTGGGTGATCCCGGCGGAACAGCTGAGCATCGAGCAGGTTAGACCGCTGAGCCTGTCAGACATCGCGCTGAATGAGAACGTGGAGATGGACACGCGGAAGGTCGCGGCGCTTCTTGGCGTTCCGGCATTCCTTCTGGGAGTCGGAGAGTATAACCAGAAGGAATGGAACAACTTCGTGCAGACGAAGATCCGGAGCTTCGTTCTTTATCTGCAGCAGCAGATGACCAGACGGCTCATCATGTCGCCGAAGTGGTACCTGCGATTTAATTTCTTATCGGTCATGGACTATGACCTGACGACCATCGCGCAGGTGTTCACAGCGCTGCAGGATCGCGGAGACGTGACCGGGAACGAAGTCAGAGACAGGATCGGACTCAGTCCGAAAGAGGGACTGGACGAACTGAAACTGCTCGAGAACTACATCCCCGCCGAAATGAGCGGCAATCAGAAGAAACTGATCCAGGAAGGAGAAGAGTGAACATGGAAGACAAGAGACAGATGCGGACTATTGAGTCCGCTTTTTTAACGCGGGAAACGTCGAACGAAAGCGGAGAGCCGGAGAAGAGAATCGAAGGCTACTTTGCTGTATTTGACGGCACATATGAAATCGCGCCAGGGCTCACCGAATCAGTAGCGCCAGAAGCGTTTGACGAAACGATCAACGGCGACATTCGAGCACTGACCGACCACGACACTGCACTGGTGCTGGGACGCACCACAGCGCACACGCTGGAGCTCAAGACAGACTCCCATGGACTTTGGGGAAGCATTCTGGTCAATCCGAACGATCAGGACGCGCTGAACCTGTACGCGAGAGTCGAGCGCGGAGACGTCAATCAGTGCAGTTTCGGTTTCGACATTCTCGAAGAGGATACCGAGATCCGCGAGAATGGCGAAATCCACTGGACGATCAAGAAGGTGAAGCTGTACGAGGTTTCGGTCTGCACATTCCCGGCTTACCAGACAACAGAGGTCAGCGCCAGAAGCGACGAGGCGAAGGAAATCAAAAAGAGATCCTTCGAAGCCTGGAAACTTCGGCA